AGAGGACGGGTTCGTGCTGCCACTGATAAGGAGAACGGCCAAGCACCAGGGATTGCTTTTTCCAAATGCACGTGCCGGAAAGATAGAAGCCGGCATCCTCAAAGGCTCTGCGGAAATTTAAACCCTCGGTGTCCGCATGGAAAATATAAATAGAAGCGTCATCAGCCATTGCTCTTTCGGTGTTAGTGAAGGAATCAAGCAAGAGCTGATAAAACGCTTCTTTTGCCATATTATCGTTTTTAATTTTGCCTGCCGAACCTTCATAGTTGACGTTGTAGGGTGGGTCGGTGATGACAAGGTTTGCCTTGACACCGTTCATCAGAAGCTCAAATGTGTCAGCCTTGGTGCTGTCACCGCAAACCAGGCGGTGTCTGCCGAGCATCCAAAGATCGCCCGCCTTGGAGAAGGTAGGCTTTTGCAGTTCTGCCTCAACGTCAAAGTCATCTTCTTTGACACCTTCCTGGAGTGTTGCCTTGAAGATGTCATCGATTTCACGAGGGTCAAAACCCGTAAGGGTTACGTCAAAGTCTTCGCCCTGCAAGTCGGAAATAAGCAGTGCCAATTTATCCTTATCCCAATCACCGCTGATTTTGTTAAGAGCGATGTTGAGAGCCTTTTCCTGTGCTTCATCCATTTCGACTATAACACACTCGGTTTCGGTGTGTCCCATATCAATGAGAACCTTCAAACGCTGATGACCGCCAACCACACGTCCCGTAGTTTTATTCCAAATGACCGGCTGAACCATACCGAACTGCTCAATGGAGCGTTTCAGCTTTTCATATTCGTCGTCACCGGGTTTTAAGTCCTTACGGGGATTATAGTCAGCAGGAATAAGGTCGGTCAGTTTCTTGTTTTCAATAAGCATTAAACCAGCCCCCATTCCGCAAATTTCTCAAAGCCGCCTACGGAGGTGATAAACTTTCGAGCCGTTTCGACAATCTTCTCATAAGGAATGCCCCCAACGGTCTCATCACCAATAGCACAGCAGAGTTCGACAGTCTTGCCGGTTCTCTGTGCCTCAAGCCAAGCGTAAATGTTTACGCTGACATCTGCTTTGGAGAGGTCTTTGCCGTGAAGTCCACCACCTGTAACAGAATCGGCCATATCACTGCCGAGCTTTCTGTTTGTAGCACCAGTATCAACGTCTGTTCCGCCGGTCCAATCTCCGAGCGGGTTAATCTGTGCCTTGGGATAGAGCTGTTTGAGTTCGTTTGTATCAACGTTGCTCTGACAGATAACAAGGTTGTCTCCGTTAATAATGTACTTACCATCATAAGGATGCACAGCATAGATATCTCTTGCAATGCCGGAGAGGGTCATCTGTTCCTTTGTCATAGGCACACCCTTGAAGATGCCGTTATCACCACAGCGAATGGCATCTTCCTGATTACGGGCAAGGTGCGTATCCTGGGGAACAACAACGATGTTACACATAAGATTGCCACCGATGCGGTGGATAGCTTTTGCTACATCCACTTTATCGATGGCAGCAGTTGTTTCAATGATTGCGTGGCATGTGCCGTGGCCGATAAGAACCTCGACAGCTACCTTCGGGTTTTCTTCGACAGCATATGCCAGGTCAACAATGGCCCCGGCAATTCTGTCTGCCACCTTGTCGGGGTGGGCAGGGTTTACTTTTTCAAACATATTAGTTTCCTTTCCGAGCGGAGAGCAACCGCTCCATGAGATCGTCCTGCGGAGAGTTGCCGCCATACTCCACAGCACAGTTTTCTTTTACGATTTGGTAGATTTGATACCAAACCTGGTTGACCTGTTTCATATAGGTCTGGCTCATCGCAACATAGGGTGATGCGATGGCATTTCCTGTGGTCGGATGCTTTGCAAGGAAGCCGTACTCGGAGATGCATTCCTCACACTGAATCCAACGGCTGACACTCATTGCGTATTGCTCGATAAGCTGGTTGTTTACTAACCGTTCGCAGCCACGAGCTTTAAGCCACGCATAGGTGTCTCGGTAGACCTCTTCGGCACAAAGGTCTTTGCCGCTTTTCTGTTTTGCCTTCAAATACTCCTTAATCGGTGGAACTTCTACACCTTCTATTTCTGTAGGTGTAGGTAAAACCATCGCACCATCAAGTCTTCCGTCGGCAATTTTGTCTGCAAGTGCCTTGGGTTTTCGACCCGATCCAACCCTGGAACCGCCTCGTGCAGTTCCGTCTTTAGCCATAAAATCACCTCCTGGGGTTAATACCCCGTTTGATTTCCGGTTTTTTAACACGATACCCCACGCCCGTTGCACGATTGTTTAGTCGTAGAGATTTTGATACCCCCACCGGGTCAGCGGTCGTGCCAACGGTCGCCACGGTCTGCGTGTATCTTTGCGTGACAGGCTTTGCACAGAGCAATCAAATTGTCTCGACTATGTGTGCCACCTTCCGATAAAGGTTTTTTATGATGAACCTCTGCGGTCGGGACGAGCAAGCCGTTAGCTTCACACTGTTCACACAGCGGGTGCTGTTCCACATAGCTGTCACGGATACGCTTCCAGGCACGGCCGTAGCGTTTACGAACGGCAGGGTCTCGGTCGTACATCTCGTAGCGTTTAGCTTCCACCTTGGCGTGTTCTTCACAGAACCTTCCATCGGTGAGCTTGGGGCAGCCGGGGTAAGAACACGGTCGCTTGGGTTTCTTCGGCATTCTTTCACCTCCTACGGAACAGTTCTCCCAACTTGTATTTGAGGATGTACCATAGCTGTTCAAGATAGCCAACCTTGCGGTAACCCATACAACTCCTCCTTCCGCCGGGCATAAGAAAAGCCTCCGCAGGGAGGTCCCCACGAAGGCTGTCCTTATTCTCTTTGTCCATTATAATAATACCATAAGATGTAGGTATCATTCTATGTCTTTAGGTATCCAATTTCAGTTTTTCATCACAAAAATTCAGTGCTTCGTTATGGAGTTTGTATAGGTGGTGTATGGTGTGACACATATCCACCGCAATCTGCTCCCAGGACTGGAAACACAGATAGCGTTTTTCGAGAAGGGTTTGTAGTTCGTGATGAGGAACAGACTTAATAAGGGTTGAAATGCGGTGCTTAAGCTCCACCAGTTCCTGAACATCTCTACCGAGTTCTTCTTGAAGGTCGACAATCTTGCAAACTGCATCTGCCATAAGAGAGGTGCTGGGAGAAGGGTTGTGTGGCATCCCGGTTAAAGTCGAGGTGCATTTTGTTGCAAGGTCATTAAGGGAGTCGATTTGTTCGACTTTGCTGTTGATCCTCATATCGAGGTAACGAGCTTGTGAAAGGAATTCTTTAGCGGTCATATTCAGTACCTCCAACGTGATATTCACAGTGAGGCATTGAAGCGTTGGTGCGTTGTAAAGCATTGCATTAAGTGATTTTCTGTTTGCGGTGATTTCGTTGATTTTTGGCGTTTCTGGCGCGTTGGCATTCTTCGTTATGGCAGTATATTTGCCGAGAACCCGTTTTCTCGAAGAATTGTCCGCAATGTTTGCAGATTCCGTAACCGAGAATATTGCCCTCAATAATGTTGCGGACTTCATCCACGGATCTAACCACCATAGCCGTTCCTCCGGCAGCGAGTATCTTGCGAATAGTGGCATCTTGGAGACCTGTGGTTTTGCCAGTATCGGTTTTTACTTCAAAAGCGTAAAACCCGCCATCAATACAGGCAATAATATCGGGTATTCCGGCTGTGCCGTACATACCGCCGTGTTCTTTCCAAGAGAAACAGTGCGGTACGGTTTTTAGGTATTTCAATATGGCTTTAACGATGTCATTTTCCTTCATGTGTCCATAAACTCCTTTATGTGTCCGGGTAAAACCCTTGATTTATAAGGTCTTGGACACATTGGACACTAAAATTTTTATTTTCACGGAAATTTATCTTGAAAATATTCGCATATATTGGAAAGGTGTGTTTTTTCAAAATATAAATATATAAAAATAGGTTTTTTGGTGTCCATAGTGTCCATGTGTCCAAGTAGTTTAGATTTTTGGTGTTAGTTCAAGTCATCGCGGAGACACACTCCCTTGAGAATGCGTCTGTTACCAAGATTATCCTTGCCCCGAGTGACTTCAGGAAAGGTTGCAGTGATCTGCTGAACAAACATCCTCTGTGAATACGGCTTAAGACCACATTCTTCACAGTATCCTTTGTACGCATTAAAGATTTCGGCACTACCAACATAGACATCAGAGCTGACGGTACAGCATTCCTTTACAAACGAAAGCATAGAATCGCTATCCTCACGATACTGCTGAAGTTCAGCCTTATTGACCTCGGTTTCGGAGAACATAAACTGCTTCTTCATAAGGCGTTTGAGTCCTTCGAGGGCAAAGAGGAAAATGCCGTCTGCTTCCATGCGGAATTTGTCGATAAGTTCAGGGTCGCGCTTTTCAGCGGGTACAGAGTGATTAAAACGCATAATAATGAGCCTACGATAAAAGCCTTCAGAACGGTCACCGTAGTTTTTGGGGATGCTGTTGCAGGAGAACAGAAGTCTTGCACAAGACTGGAACGAGAAGGGGTTCTTATTCTTCTTCTCAACGGTCAGATAGTCTTCACCGACCAGTGCTTTGAAGATGCCGTTGTCATCAATGTACTTCGTAGGAAGGTCAGCAAAGATATTCGCCAGTTTGCCGAAGAGTTCTGCGGTCTTGAAGCGTTCATTCAAAGCCTGCCAGGATACGTTGGACACATTCTGCTTACCGAGGAGAATGTCGTTAAGTACACGGAGCAATACGGATTTGCCCGCTCCGGCAACGCCTACAATAACAAAGCATTTCTGTGCAGAGTTTACGGGGATAAGGAAATAACCGAGCATTTCCTGAATGAGAGCCACTTGCTCCATATCACCGCCCATAGATTCCTTGAGAAACTTCTTGAAACGAGGGCAATCTGCCTTCTTGTCATAGGTGACATTGAGCTGAACCGTAGAGTAGTATTCCGGGGTATGCTCGATCAGCGTATCTTCAAGGACATTGTAAAGACCGTTTTTGACATTGATGATATAAGGGTTGGGATTTAACTCACGGATATCCTTCTGTACACGAAGTTTCCACTGCTGCGTTGCATCCACAATCTGATTCATCTTCATTTCACGAGCAATCATCTTATCCTGCACAAGACGCTGTGCCTCCATTTCGGAGATTTCACGGAATACACCGCCTTGATAAAGGAAGAACTGCTCGGCTGCATAAAAGACATTTTCAGTAGATGCCATATGCTCACCAAGCACACCGGGGAGAAACTTTAACCCCTGCGTATTCACGGTGTACCACGGTGGAAGCTCCATCATCATAGAGTTGGCACGAGACTTTGTTGCCTGGTATTCGCGGCTATGCTCCTTGTAGATCTGCGAAAGCGGACGAAGGAAGGTGTTTTTGAACTTGAAGTGCTCCTTCAGCTCGAAGTTGATGACCGTTTCAGCGGTTACAACATCCTGGTTATACAGATAGGTTTCAATGAAGCTTTTTGCGGTCTGCATATCCTTCATCGCATCACCGGTAACCTCAAGCGAAGCTACAATCTCACGGAGTCCGTCTACATTGAGTGGAAGATAGCTCATAGCGGCGGGCGCTTTACACGTGCATTCACCGCTTTCCATCTTGGGACACTTGAATCCTTTTTCTGCGATGGTCTTGCAGGTCATAGGCTTCGTGCCACTATCGAGATAGTGATTGATTTTACGCTGCGTGTTTGATTCGCTGTATCCGGGATACGGAGCTGAAAGCTCGTGAATCAGCTTGACACCACCTTCAAAGGGTGCAAGGTTCGTAATCATCGCATACCAGTCGTGTTCGGAGAGGGTTGCTGCTTTTTCACTGCAATGCTTAATGAAATCACATCCGTGAAGCAAAAGTTCAAGACCTCTTTCAGTGCCAACCCTTGTCTCGACCGGTTGTTCTTCTGCGTGAGGCAAAACTTCAAGAAGCTGTTCCTGGGTATACTTGCGTTCAGGGTGATAAGAGAGACATTCCACCATAATGGGATCTTTCTTACAGTGATTGAAACCGGGCAAACGCATAACACGGCTCTCGTTAACGCACATAGGGTCGCCGTGAAAATGCGATACAAGCTGTTTCTGCACAAAGCGGAACTGCTCGACTTTTGCGTTACGCATCAGCCAGTAAACGTGCAGAGATTTGCGGGTCTTAATAACCATAGAGGGAGGCAACGGGAACTCATCGATTGCTTTCTGCTGTTCCTCGAAGGAGAGGTCATCCATCTCAACGAACTGTGCGTTGATACGGCTGATGCTACTGTCCTCCTGGCCACCATAGTTGACAACGAAAAAAATGCCACGATTCTTCTCGTTATGTGATTTCAGGGTGCCTTCGATAGCGGAATATTTGCCCGCTTCCATTTCGAGTTTCGCACCGGAGAATACACCTTTCTTCTTATCATCGAACACACGGAAGCAGACCGTATCTTCGGGGTTGAACAAAGCAAGCAATACATCCTGGGCAGAGATATTCATTTGACCGCCTCCTCATCAAAGTACTTTATGGGTTTACCGAGGCGCTTGGCTTCTTTGATTTCCTGTTCCATACCGACAGAGAGGGTTTTGCCAAAGCACCAAATCTCATCGCACAAAGCAAGCAATGCTAAACCGTACATTGTACCGATTTCTCTTTCAACGGGGTCGTTATCATCAACAATCTGCGGATAGAGCAAATGTGCTGCGATGGGCATCTTCTGTTTATCAATAGCAAAACGGCAATAACGGATAGCCGCCTTGACATTGTTCTCAACATCCCCGGCATAACGAGATACGATATATACCTTGGGACGCTCTTTGAGTTCCGTCTGGCGCCGCCAAATTTCACGGCGCTCAAGACGATATTCCTTCATTACTTTGCCGATTGCTGCACCTGCAGTAGGGTCGGCATATCCTTCGCTGTTTCTATACATTACACATCCTCCAGTTCTTCCATCGTGCCGAAGGTCTCACCGGCGGAGGCTTCTGCGACAAGGGGTAAATCAAATTCAGGGAAAGGCTGTTCTTCCATACATTCCTTAATGAAACGGACAGCTTCGGAGAGCTTGTCTTTGGGAATGATGAAAGTCAGTTCATCGTGGATCTGCAAGATAGGCTTTAACCAGTCCCTCTCCGGCACACCACACATAATACGCTTAATAGCAAGTTTGAGAATATCGGCAGCGGTGCCTTGAATCGGAGTGTTCAATGCACAGCGTTCTGCAAAGGACTTCACGCCCCAATTATCACTGCGGACACCGGGCAAATATCTGCGTCTGCCGACCCAGGTTTCCGAGTACATCTTGCGAACTGCATCGGCTTTTGTTTCTTCCTGCCAAGCGGTAAGACCACGGTAACCGGCTTTGAGGTTATTGATGATTTCAGCACACTCGGCTTCGGTTTTTTCGACACCCGCTTTGAACTTCAAGGTTTTCTGTAACCCTCTCGGGAAAAGACCATAGAAAGTGCCGAAGTTTACGTTCTTTGCGATGGTACGGTGTTCCTTGTAATCGGCAGAATGTTTATCCTGCGCCTCGTCATAAGAAACACCAAAGATGACAGAGGTTGTTGCTGCGTGAATATCTCCACCGCGCTTGTAGGTATCCATCATCACCTTGTCACGGCAGTAGAAAGCACCAACACGAAGTTCGATTTGAGAGAAGTCCAAGGACAGAATGAGATGCCCTTCGGGTGCCTTAATGAAGTTACGAACACCAATAGGGTCGTTGGACTTTCTCGGCATATTCTGTGCGTTAGGGTTACGGCAGTTCATACGGCCGGTATCAGTAGAAAGTGCGAAAAGTTCAGGGTGAATATTGCCGGTCGCAGAGTTGCGGTGCTTAAGGTAACCGTCAATATAGGTGGACTTGATTTTGCCCCACTTGCGATATTCCTGCACCAAAGTGAAGAGGGTTGAAAGTTCAGGCTTATTCTCATCACACCACTCTTTGAGCAGAATCATTGTCATATCATCGGCGGCTTCCTTATCGGAAGCAGTGGTTTTGAGAATAGGCAACCCCAGGTCCTTGAACAGATAATCCTTGAACGCCTTTGTGCTACAGTTTTCACCGATAGCAACATCACCGATGATGAATGCGATTTCCTTGCGAATGCGGTTCATTTCAGCTTCGGCTTCCTCTTTACGCTGAAGCATTAGCGGGTAGTTGATGGGAACGCCGTTGTATTTCATAATGCCGAGATATACGGCTGTAGGCGATTCAATATCCTCAACAATGGCGCGGTGCTTTGGCAAGAAGCGGTCAAACCACTTGTTAAAGATGTTATACAAACGGAGAGAGTAATCGGAGTCGGCAGCACCGTAACGGACGGTTTCTGCATCCTGGGCATTCAGCTCATCAAAGTGTCTGCCATCGGTTACATCGGTAAAAGACGGAAGCGGTTCACCGCAAAGTTCTGCCGCCAGTTTCTTGAGACCGCTGTCGGCAAGTTTGCGGAAATCAGTGCAGCTCTTGAGAGACATCTGCGATGCAGCAATGGTGTCATATACGGGAGGCATAATGACAATGCCACGGGCATAGGACATTTGAGATTCAAAAGCCAGGTTATGAGCAATTTTTACGATTGCGGTATTTTCAAGAAATTCACGGAGATATTTGTAGAAATCGGTCGGCTCGATGTTCTTACCGACCTTGTGTGCAACGGGTACATAGATGCCGGTGCCCTCCGATACAGAGAAGGAGCAACCTACGATATGTGCCTTGTGAGCATCGAGGGCAGCTTTATCCTCGTTGCGGTATGCCTCATCCGAGGCAGTTTCATAGTCGAAGGCGATGATTTTAGCATCACCGATATATTCACGAATGCCCTCGACAGAGGTGATGCATTTATAGTTAGCGTTCATAGCGTTGTCTCCTTATAGGGGTAATCCGGGGAGAGAGATCCCTCCCCGGACACCGATTAACTTACTTCAAGGGTTCGATAACCTCGCCGGTCTCCGCATCCACGAAGGGTGCTTCCTCATCTGCGACAAGGTCAGCAGTAGTGAGATTTGCGGCATAAGTCTTCATCTGCTCGACCATAGGCGCGAGGGACTCAATCTCCTCGTTGGTGAGCGGGCGAACGAACTTAAAGGCTGCCTGGGAATAGGCAATGTTGCTGTCGGACATAGCCTTTTTGAGGCTGATAGTTGTCACGACACGGCTGAGAGAGCTTCTCTGGGTAAGCAGGTGCTTTACATAGTTCTTGTAGGCTGCCGAAGAGCCGACAGGAAGATTGAGGATAACCGGGAAAAGATGACCCTCACGGAGAATGTAAATCATACGGCGGTTCTTGCACGCCTTGCTCTTGCCATCACCGCTGCCGAACTTGTTATAGGGACAGGTCTTGCAGTTGCCACCGGGAGTGCCGGTGCCGTGCATACCGTCAAAGGAACTGCAATCGGGAGGGTTACTGCCACCGGTATACTTATCCTTGTAATAAGCGTTGGCGGGATGGTTGAACAGGATTACGCCTGTGATTTCCTTGACCATTTCGGTGTCATCACCATCAGCCGAGGGAATCTCGAATGCAGTGGAGCCACCGGCGGGAATCTTAATGCGGTCGAGCTGAAGCTCAATACCGGCACAGTCCTCGTTCATAGCTTCGTTGAGCCACTGCATATCTGCCTGGGTTGCAAAGCCGCCTACATTGGCGATTGCGTTGGTTTCTTTCTTTACAATCTGATTTGACATCTGCGTGTCCTCCTATAAATTGAGATTAGTTTTTTGTCGATGTAGCGTTGAGTCTGTGTTTCGATGAGCGTTGTTCTATGTCAGCCCTTGCGGATGCCGACCGACACCTTTTCGTAAGTACTTACGCAATCGGCCAGCCACGCCGGGACTTCATCACAGTTGAGTGCCATCTGCTCCTTAACGAAGGAAGCGAGAGTATTGGCATTGACGGTTTCGGTTACGATGTCACCGTAGCCATTGGTTTTAAGAGCCTCAATCATCTCTTCTTTACGGCCTGCCGCCGGGGATGCAAAGAGACGGGTGTTGAGATAGAAGGTGCTGCCGTTGCGAGAGAAACGTTCGCATTCGGCTTCTGCCATCGCATCGGAAAGTTCAAGGTCCAGGCGGTCAATCTCAGCACCGAGTGCCTTGGACTCTGCATCCAGTTCCTTCTTGCGGTCTTTCAGCTCTTTCAGCTGATCGGCGAGTAAAAAAATGTAGTTATCCATACATCCAGTTCTCCTTATTCTTTGAATGGGTTGATGCCTTTGCGGTAGTCGTCAACCAGGCTTTTAGCGAGGTCGACCTTATGACGCAAGGCGCGTAATACTTTAGTGTCAACGGTGCCTTTGGCAACCAGGTAGATGTAGAGGCAGTTGTCTTTTTGAGACACACGGTGGATTCGTGCTTTTGCCTGCTCGAAATTACTCATACTGTAATCGAGAGAGTAGAACACCATAGTGGATGCTGCGGTGAGTGTAATACCAAGTCCGGCTGCCGCTATCTGACCTACGAACACACGG